TAATTGCGTAGTTATTGTCATCTTAATGAACAATATTTAAAACTTTATAAGTTTTATAAGAGGCTACTGTTTCGTTTTCATCTTTAAGAGCCCAAATACCCCCTTCAACAACTCTGTTTGCTTCTGCTTGACTTCCAAATACAGGAACACTAGCAGGATTTTGTATTGTTAAAACATTACCATTTGGATCATCTGCTGTACAAGTTACCTCTTGTATTCTGTGAGCATCTGCGTATTCTAAATGTAAAGGAACTGGCTGGTCATTGTTAGGAGTATTACTAATAGTGGTGGGAGCAGACCAAGCATCTGCCGTATGTTGCTCAAATTCATCATTGCTCCAACCAGTCGGGCTATCAACCTCTTTTTGAGTAGTACCATTCCACCACTTAGTTACAACATCTCCTTTCTTGAAGTTTTTATATGCTGCTGGATTAGTACTAGTATCCCAAATTTTACAGTCTTTTGCTGCAATAACTTTTCTTTCTGCTACCAAAAGTGCAAGAGTATAAGTTCCGGCATTTCCTATATTTGTATCAGTTCCAGTTTCAGGATCTACAGAAATATCTCGATCAAGAGTTAAAGTAGTATTTCCCCCTGAAAAACTTGCATTTGAAACTCTACCCCCAAAAGAAAATCCATAATCATGATTATCTTGAATATTTACAATATCACCCGGAGAAATAAAAGCAGCATTTATTGCAGTATTAAAAGAAACTACCTCTGTTTGATTTAGAGCAGTCCATAACTTCCATCTTCCATATCTAATCGCCTGCCCTTCAGAAGTGCATCCGAAAGCCACGGACTCAGACTTTACAACTTGTCCTGTTTTAACAATGTTTTCTCTATCTTCTACAAATAAAGGTTCAAGCTTATAATCATTTTCTGGATTATTCCACTGTACTACAACTTGATTTGTTCGTGTTTTACTGCCTGTTTGCTCATAGCTGAAAGCACCATCTATTATATTAGCTCTATTAAAGGTATAGGTAGGAGCTTTCGCCTCGTCAATTACAGGAGTAAGTTGACCGTCCATCCAGTAAAGCATGCCTCTAAAAATAGTAGCCATGTCTTTTATTACTTTATATACATCTGTAGCTTTTTGAAGATATAAATTTGCTCTAAATCGTGGTTCTACTCCTCCTTTTCCGTCGGGTACGAGCTCGTCACAATATCTTGCAATTTTATATAAAGAGTAAATATCAATATCAGAAACTTGTACATACTCTCCTACACCATATCTATTATTTGTAAGAATATCAAAAAATACCCATGCAGGATTATCCGTCCATACTTTTTCTTCTCGAAATTGTCCTGTAAAAAGTCCGCTATATAATCTATGGGGGGAAGGTAAACCTCCATTTTCTTCTAAAGTTCCTGCGGCAGGAGTACCTACAGCCCCTACTTCTTCTCTCGTGGTATAGTTTGAGGGCACACGTACAAGCATGCCATAGCATTCATACATTCGAGTAGGAACACTATCAAACTGTTTACTACTAAAAGTTACATTTGCTAAAGCAGTATAAGGAAAATTAAGTTTTTCTTTTATAATTCCAAAAGCACCGCTAATTCCGCCTGCTTGAATAGCTTGCCATTTATCTACATCGCTTCCTCTATAGCCAAGTTTAGTTCTTTGATCTCTATTTCCCCAAGTATGTGCCCGTCCAAAGGCATTATCAGTGGTATTTTGGCTTGCAGTAATTCTACATACTTTAAGTCTAAATCCGCTATAAGGCTGAAATTCTTCTAAGTTAATAGTATGAGTAAAAGATACTGGACCAATATGCTTTCCTCCATGACCAAAAATAGGAGTTCCTTCTACTAATACATCTGTGTTAGGGCCGCTCGGCCCATCAAATTTTATTTGTTCTAAATTTACAGGGGAGCCTGAGTCTCCTCCGCTAACTCCATCATATCCATTTTTTAATTGATTTCGTAGACTATAGGCTCCTGTGGTCATTTCCATATTACCTTGAAGGAATCCTTGATCTTCCCAAGTAATAGTTCCACCAGAAATACCAGTTTGAATTTCTAGCTTAATTACATAGCCTGCACCTGCAGCTTCTTTATCTCCACTTTCGGTATTTATTGTATATAAACCGTTATTGTACCGAAAAAGAAGCTGCATTTCATCAATTTCCCCTGCTTGAGCTCCAGTATGAGTTATAGTTTCAACCACTCCTAACTCAAGCTGAGGAAGTGCCGGCAAAGCAACAGTACTAGAGCCGGGAGTTCCTGCTAAAGTTTTTAAAGGAGCTTGATCTTTTATTCCAGGGGCAAATTGATAAGTAGAAGATCTTATTTTTCTATTATAAGAATTTGAAGAAGAGCCATCCTCATATTGAGGCTTTGTGAGACTAAATCTTTTATTTGCAAAAATTCCAACTTGAGTATCTAGTGTGATAATATTCCCACTAATTGATTGAATGCTTTTAAAAATAGAAAGTTTTATTTTTATATTGTTACTTACATTTCCGTTTGAATGTGTAGTTGTTTCACTAATCCAAGGATGGTTATCCAAATTTGAAAGAAGCACTTTTACAGTTAGCTTATTTTTATTGGTATTAATCGCTACAGGAAATCCTGTTAATTTTCTATCGGAAGATCGATCGTGCAAAGTTACAAGACCATCGCTATCCGTAATATTTTGTAGTGTAAAGTTTCTTAGATCTACTACAGCTGCGTTAGGAAATAGAGAAAAGTCCCCATCAATTACTATATTAAATCCGGCAGGCTGTGCATATCCGCCTATAGGTCCGCTTTCTGTCGCATTAAATGTATACTCATCGTTAGTATTGGAAACTCCTCCTTCTGGCTCTGAAAACTCTCTATGATTATGAATACAAATAAATCTTTTTGACGTTCTTAGTTCTTCTTGGGCAGGAGAAAAATCAAAAGTCTTTTTATCAAAATCATTTATACGTATATTATGACCGCTTCCGGTAGTGTGAATAGAGCTAGTAGTTAATCCAACGGTGGATGCAAATATAGTCTCTTCATCAGTAAATAAAGAGTCATTATTTAAGAAAATACTGCCCCCTCCCTTTACTAAGCCTGCGATTGGCCCTTCTGAGATTATATCAGTAATACCTATAACTTGTTCTGTACTAGAGGCTCCTTGAGTACTACCGGGCTGCACCCAAAGAGGCAGCCCGTTCCATCTTCCTATCCCACCGAATGACACTAATTATCTCCTATGCTTATGCTGACTTTGAAAACTCAAAATCTTTAGAGGTGCTTAAAACACTGTAAGAAGATCCGCCTACGCTTTCTCCATCTAACCCCATGATTCCGAATCCTTGAGTTGCTGTCTCCCCTATTATTTCAAAACTTATAGGTTGTCCCGGAACTTTTAGTCTACCATACAGCACTGGAACTGGATCTCCTGATTCAATATTTTGTTGGGCACCATTAAATAAGTAAGCCTCATCGTTTGCTTGTGTATCTACAGAAGGGTCTGGTGCCATCATTTCTTGTACGCCCGCTATTGCTAAATTGGCCGCAAAACCTATAGCTATTTTGCCCATTACGGTAGACGCCGAAGCTCCTAGTGCAGTTCCAAAAGAGATGGCAGAATTACCAAAAAATACAAATCCTCCCATTTTAGCCATAATTACAACTATAGCAATAGCTGCTATAATTTTTCCTATACCCTTGGATCCTGCTGGAACAGGAGTTATAATTATATCTCCCTCTTTTATATCCATTAATAGTTCTTCTGCGTATTCTAACTCTACTCCTGCTACCTCTATGTGATATCCTACTCCTTCATCTGCTTTTTGAGTAAAGTACTGTGTAAAATCTGGATAGTTTGCGCTTAGACATTTGAATACATCTGCAGGAGTATCGCAATCAATTTGAAAATGAGGAACAAATTTATCCCCAAGCTCTCCATGTAAGTAAGCGTTACGCAACATATCTATATGCTCTATCTAAATACTTTATCCAAAAAGGATATAAATTTTCTCTACAAGAAAGACGTTCTACTGCATGATGATAAAAAGAGTCTGCCCCTAAATACACTCCGCAGTGATTTGCAACATTTGATTGAACACAAAAAGTAAGAACATCGTTTTTTTGTATTTTATCTAAAGAAATTTCTTGGCCTCCCCATTCTTTTATTACATCAGGGCAAAAATAATCTAAGTCTTTATTAAACCAGTTGTCTTCAAAAGGTATTCTAGGAGGAATTTCAATATTTTGTGTAATTAGGTAATCCCTCATTGCTTCAAAACAATCTGCAACTCCAAAAGAATATTCTCTACCATACAGTTCTGTTACATTTCTTTCTGGAGTGAGAATACTAAGTTCCATATCCGGGTAAGAAAATATATAGTAAGGTATACCTAGTGCATTGCAATTTTTAATATCATAGTCACTTGGCTCTGAACTTGCATCTGGGTGATTATGTATAATTCCTATAATATCTGAAGTTAAAGAAATTTTAAGATACTCTTTTGAGTCAAATAAAAAATCATCATCGTCTTGAGCTATATTTGTACAAGGAATCCACTTAGCTTTTCCTTTTTGTACTGCTAAGACTCCGCAGGCTTCTTTTGGGTATTCTCTAAAAAAATGGGGTTCTATTTCATGTATAAAGTCTTGAATCATCTAAAGCTTCGAGTTCCAGGGAACCCTCCAAAAGGTAAAGTTATTGCTGTATTAAATTTTGCTGTAGCCATTCCGTGTTTTATAGTGCCTACTTGTTCGAAGTCTAAAATATTTCCTCCACTGGAAATATTTGTAGCTTGGTAACGAGCTTTACAAGAAGATAATAGCTTTCCACAAACATCTGCTTGTACCCAGAATCCTGGGTTTTGTGAAGGCTGTTTATTGGTATGGTCTCTTACACATCGAAAAACAACAGGAGCTCCATTTATTAATTCTACTGCATAATCACTTTTTCTTCCATCTATAGAATTTGTTTGATAAGCAGTTGCAATATTATAAGTTCTATATGTTCTTACAATTCTCCAGTGTGGGCTGTGTTCATTTGGAGTATTACCTGTATTGTCATCAGAAAAAGACTGCCATTTAAGATTATCATGAGTAATAACTGAATCTAATGAGTATGTGGTCCCTGCACTCCAATTAGGAGCAGCAGTGATTATATCTTCATGTACCAAAGGTTCATCATCTATTGTAAAAAATAAATGTACATCTTTTACTTCGTTGCCGTTCGTATCCAGCCCACTTACTTTTGAAGTCCAATGGCAAGCACTTTTTACATCAACATTTCCAGTTGTCCATCCTTTATATATCCAAGGACAGTATTTTCCAGTTACAACCCTGCTAGGAACTTTAACATTCTGTAGTTCAAAGGGGCTTGCTAATTCTACTGTTAAAGAAATAGAAGTTTTTTGTGCAATTCTATCAATTACGTATTCAGCCTTCGGAAATTCAAAAGGGCTTTGATTTGTATTTGTACCTTCACTAACATACTTAGAAAGTGTTTTTCTAATTGTTACTCTTTTTCCTAATAAGTCATCTGCCAAAAAAGAATTTTGGTTTGGTACTCCATCTGTATCAAATTTTGATCCTGATTTAAATAAACTTTCAACATTTGGCATCATTAATGTAGGTCGAGCAGACGCTCCATCTGCGTGTTTTTCAATACCTTCTATAAGCATAGGAAAAGCTTCATACGCATTTCCATTCCAATAAATATCTGCTTGAGTATTTTCTGAATGAAAGTACAAGGGAGTACCAAATCCAGAAAACTCAAATAAAGTTACAAGAGCTTCGTCAGAAGCAAGTTGCAGTGCTTGTGCTTCTTTTGCAATTATATTCTGACTCATATTTCATATACTCTTGAAAGTTCTGCACTAATTGACTGTACATCATCGTGGCCAACCATTACAGAGTAGGTATCAACTACAACTCTAAAGTTTTCTCTTTCCATATTTATTTGAAAGCTTTGAGGATGAACTACATCAAAAAATGAAGAAATTAATGCAATTTCTTGCCAAATTCTATTTGATAAAGTTACACTGAACTTATCTATTTTTGTATTTATGCCATCTCTAACTCTTTGCTGATAGCCATCTCCAAAACTTGCAGTAAGAACTCTATGACTTGATTCTCTTGAAAATCCTCGATCAAAAGTAATTTCCCTATTTGTTGCTGCTCCGGGAAATAGCTTAGTTATCATATTTAAGTAGCCATCTTCATCAGTATAGGAATAATCAGATTGAGGATACTTAGTTTGTAAATCACTAAGAATTTTTCCTCGAATTCCTACAGTTCCTAAAGGCCTCTCTATATTAAATCCGAATGCTCTTGACATTATGCTACTCCGTGCGGATTAAGTATTCCGCCCGATCTTTTTTGATTTTGTAGTTCTTTCTGGACTGCCGCTGCTACAAGATTACCAACGTTAGTTGCATCTTGACTATCCGATGCAGTACTAGATTGCGCATTTCCTTGATTATCAATACTTACATTTACAGTCACATTATTTTGTTGACCGCCACCACCCTGCATACGTACAGGAATTGTTTTTCCATCAGGCAAAGGAACTACAGCTTCATTTCCATGCAACACTGCAGGGTATCCTGATTTTGGTCCTCGTGCAATGCCTCCTGTATTGTAAGCCTCGCTTACCATACCACCTTTTCTGAACCCTCCAATACCTAAGAAACTTTTGGCAGCATCCATTGCTAGTTTTATAGCAAGTTCTTTTAAGAAACCAGAGCCCCACTGATCAAGGCCTCCAACGATTCCTTTTCCTTCTTTTCCAAACTTACCTGAAATACTCTCTGCTACAATACCACCTACATCTCCAAATTTTTCGGATATTTCAGTACCGGCATCTGTTATTGAATCAAATAAAGAGGGTCCTTCTTCTGATCCTACATCTTTTTTCTCTGCGGTTACGGTTACAGGCTCTAAAATACCTGAAGTTAAACTGTCCAATACTTGTTTGGTTGCAGGACTCTCTTGGGGAGAGCCATCAGGATTAGTGCCTTCAGGTCGTGCAATATAAGGAAAAGAGCGAGTAAAGGCAGAGTCTCCGTCAGTTGCTCCTCCAGGGGCCGTAATTGGTAATGGGTTAGGAGTAACACTAATATCTGCATTAGCTAAAACTTCTTTTATTCTATCAGCTAAACTATCTCCGCCCTCTTTAATTGCCATTCCAAGATCTTCGGCTTTTTTCTGCATATCTGCTGCAGTAAGTTCTTGGATTCCTTCTGCTGCAGATACAACGCCTTCATCAACTGCAGTTTTTAGTGCAGTTGCTCCAACCATATGAGCATCCTGCATTTTTGCTGCAG